AAGAAGTTATGTGCCGTTTGTGTGAAAAAATCACAAATATTGAAGATTAAGGAGAGAAAAGCTAAGGTTAGGCAAAAGAAAGCAGAGTCTATTGGAGTACTGACTAAAAAACTAGACAGAATTTTCAGTGTATTTGTTAGATTAACTGGGGCAAACAAGACCCATACAAGTAAATGTTTTACTTGTGAGAAAGTTTTACACTGGAGAGAAATACAATGTGGACATTTTCAGTCAAGAAGATTCTACTCAACTCGATTTCATGAGCTAAATTGCAAACCCCAATGCTACGGATGTAACATAGGACTAAGTGGTAATCAATACATTTTTGGAGTAAATTTAGACAAATTACACGGTGAAGGTACTGCAGAATCTATGGTACGCACTTCTCGTGAAGTTAAGAAATTTACATCTGATGAAATGATGAACCTGATTAGTCACTATGAAGAACAAGTAGGTGAATTGAGGAAGAAACTAGATATTTGGGAATAGTAGATGGGATTGTATTTTGTATCAGCGGACACAGAACTTCAAAAGGAGATGCAAGAATCTTCTGGTGAAGCAATTAAAGCATGCACTTTAGGGACATGTCTTAAGTATTTAAATAGTCAAGAAATACTTGGGTTTGACATTGAAACTTTAGGATTTGATCCATACAGAGATCGTATTGTATGTATTCAATTGGGTAATGCTGAAAATCAATTTGTTATTGACACAGATACAATAGACATTCAAGCATTTAAAAAGATTCTAGAAGATAAAGAACTAATTGGTCATAACTTAAAGTTTGACATTAGATTCTTAATGCATAATAGAATCATACCTAAGAAAATATTCGATACGTTCATTACTGAGAAGACGCTTTACCTTGGAGTAGATAAGCATAGGTGTTCTTTAGCAGAATGTGTGGGTAGGTATTGTGGTATTTATATGGACAAAACCCAACGACTTAACATTACAGGTAAATTTACTCCTGAATTTATTAAGTACAGTGGTAAAGACGTAGAGTACCTACATTTTATTAGGAGTAAACAAGAGCAGTTGGTTGTAGAAAAGAACTGCGAACTATCTATAGAACTAGATAATCGTTTTGTAATTGTACTTTCTTATATTGAGTACTGCGGTATGAAGCTAGATGTAAATAAATGGCTCAATCGCTTAGACAAAATAAAGAACGAGGCAGAAGAATTAAGAAGAGTATTAGACTCCTACTTAATAGAAAATGGTTATGATAAATTTATAGATAGGCAAGGTGATTTGTTTAGTCCTGGATTACACACATCTATTAACTGGAACAGCGCAACCCAAGTCATTCACTTATTTGAGATGATGGGCGTAGATGTAAACGTATTAGATAAAGGTGTAGTTAAAAAGACAACAGAAGCAGGACACCTTTCTAAACAAATTGAAGAATTCTTCATCTTAAAAATATACATCCGATATAAAGAATGCCAAAAGAATATCGGTACGTATGGTGAGAATTGGTTGAGATTAATTAATCCTGTAAGTGGTAGAGTACACACTAGTTACACGCAGTTGATGAGCACAGGACGCTTGTCTAGTGGTGGAAGAAACAAAGCTACGGGAGAATCTTATCCAAACTTTCAAAACATTCCTAGTGATAAAGAAACTAGAGGTTGTTTTGTAGCAGAAGAAGGAAATACATTAATAGGTTGTGACTATACTGGTCAAGAACAAATTGTTCTAGTAAACAAGTGTCTTGACGAAAACCTATTATTGTTTTACAGGAAGAATTTAGGGGATATGCATTCATTTGTAGCCTCTAAGATGTATCCTGAGCTAGACAATGTGCCACTTGATATAATCAAGACAGAGCACAAAGACAAACGTCAAGCAGCTAAGGTAGCAGGATTTGCTATCAACTATGGTGGTAGTGGGAAAGGGATTGCAGATCAACTAGGGTTAAGTTTAACTCAAGGTCAGCATATCTATGATTCCTACTTTAAAGCCTTTCCTGGATTGAAGTCATACTTTGAAAAAGCTAAAAAGTTCGGATTAAAGAACGGCTTTGTATCGATTTCAGATGTCACAGGTAAAAAGTCCTATGTGGATAATTATGAATGGTACATGGAACAAAAGGAAAAGATTGACAATGACCCCTTTTGGAAAAGTTACAAGAAACACAAAGCAAGCAATACACCTACGTTTAGAGAGCTTAAGAAAGTAGTACAAGCTTATTCAATGAAGAAAGGTGAGATTGAACGTATGTCTTTGAACTATCCAATACAAGGAGAATCTTCAGAGATTACTAAGTTATCTTGTGTACTCTTTTGGGCTGAGTATCTGGTACCAAATAATTTGTTGTTTACAGTAAAATTTGTAAACACTATTCACGACGAGAACTTAATCGAATGTCCGCTTTCATTAGCAGACAATTGTGCAAAAGCACTACAACAAGCTATGGAGAAAGCAGGTGAAAAGTTTTGTAAAACTATACCATTAAAAGCTGACCCTTGCATAGCAACATATTGGAAAAAATAAAAATAACTAAACAAAGAAAAATTATGGGAGCAAGTTTAATTGAAACAACTGGTAGAGGAGCCTCAATGCGTGAGGCATACAACAATGCAGTAGAAGACGCTGTGTATGAAAATGGCAACGATCCGTATAATGGTACTATAAGTACCACTAACGGAGTTGTAGACATAACAAAAGAGTTTAGAGCATCAGGTAAAAATCTGGATGATTATGCATACTATCTCTACGAGAATAACAAATTAGAAAAGTGGGGACCTGCATTAGGTATTTGTGTTACAGAACCTGTAGTTAATACTAACAAGATTAAAACTCAAGTTTCTACTACACCTCAAAGAGGAACTCGTACTTGGAAGACAGTCTACGAAGTAAAGGTATACAACGGAGAGGTTATTGCTAGTAGTGAGTTTCAGATTGATGCTATTAAGAAAGGCCGTGAGTATACTGAAAAGACTAAACAGGATACTTCTGTGCATATTTCTAAGCAGTTAGTAGGAAGCAAAACACTAGTTTCTCAGATTACTTACAAGAAAGCAGACAAAGAGTGTCCTGGCTTTTATCATTTCATCGCATTAGCAGCAGAATAATGAAGACAATGGTAGAATATCAGACGGAGAACCTAAAATTAGCCAACTCTTTACTTTTAGGTAAGAAGATTAAACTAGTTAGGTATGCATCAGAAAAAGAGTTAAAGACTATGATGTGGGACGGAGAGGATTTAATTGTAATTGTCATGGAAGATGGTACTTTGTTTTATCCTAGTAGAGACCACGAAGGAAATGGTCCTGGAGTACTTATGTTACAAACACAATCTGAAGAATTTCATCAGTTCTAGTTATGGCAAATTATTGTTATAACTATGGTTACTTTGTAGGTAAACCAGAGGAAATTAAGAAGTTGTTTGCACAAACTAAAAAGATTGACTTAGAGACAGAGACTAATTACCGTCAAGGTGATAATTCTGCTCAATTCACTCTATGGGCAGGTAACTTTTGTAAAATCCTAATGAATAAACCTGAACAAAGTGAAGATGGTTCATTCCCTAGTAATTTTGACGTGTACGACAAGTATGGCTCTAAGTGGTTTGAAGCTCACTTTGAGATAGCAACAGGACATACGGGAGATGAAGCAGGTCTAGTAGTTAGAGGAGACAGCGCTTGGAGTCCTGTATTACCTTTCTTTGCTAAAATTTGTAAGAAGTACAAGTTGACATGCGAAGGTAACTATGAAGAATCAGGGATGGATTTTGCAGGTGAGTTTGTAATTGACGCAGAAGGTAACGTAGATGAAGATCAGATGACTTATCGGGATTTCGAACAGAAGAACAATCCTGATAGTTACTGGGATTTAATTATGTGCAATATAGAGGACGGTTGTTATGGTGATTTAGATTCTATATACCAAGAATTTAATCCTAATCTATGGGTACTGACAAATCAAGAAGAAGAAGACTTAAAACAACAGTTTAAGACTTATCAATTGTCAATCGATGAGCAAAAAACCATCTGAAGAACAAATCTTAGCGGATATAAGAAGGGCCTATGTATTAGCAAAGGCCCTTAATATCCAATATTAGTTCATCAGAGAATACGTGAGTTAGCATTTAAGCTACTTGAAGAACCAGAAAAGAAACAAGATGATAAATAAAATTTACATACCAGGAAAACTAGCCATTAAGCTAGATGGCAGCAGGTATTTTAAACCTGATGATCCTACTATACTTCAAAAGTACTTAACTGAAATTATGAATGGGGAGCCTGAAGTAGAGATAGAGTTAAATATTGTAAAGGTTGAAGGCAAAAAGAGTTTACAGCAGCTAAGATATTTTTACGGAGTAATACTTCCCGTAATCAAAAACTCATTAGAAGAACTACAGGGGGAAGAATTAACTAAAGAAGAAGTTGTTATGTTCCTCAAAGACAAATTCTTTTATGAAGAAGTAGCAATGGCAGGGCAGTTTATTAAACTTCCTATGTCTTTTGCAAAAGCAACTAAAGAAGATGTAACTAAATTTATAACTAAGGTACTTCAGTTTGCAAATGAAGTTTTAGGCACACACATACCCGAAAGCACATAAAAATATGGAAAACAGGACAATTAGAGAAGAAATAGCCAAAGAGGTTGACGACTTCACAAAAGCTCTACTAGATAGAGACAAAGAAATCTGGACAAAAGAAGAAGTAGATGCTGTGAAACACAGCTTAACTAATTCTCCACAAGCATTAAGATACAACCAAGGTAAACTTGAGTGGTCGTTAGTAGACTTTGACTCACTAGAAGGTATGGTGAAAGTTTTAGAGTATGGTGCAGATAAGTATGCAAGAGACAACTGGAAAAAAGGAATGCCTGTAACTAAAATTAGTGAGTCTTTGATGAGGCATTTGTTTGCTTTTCTACGTGGAGAAGATGTAGATTCTGAATCAGGATGTCGACACATCAGCCATGTAATGTGTAACGCAATGTTCATTGAATATATAATGAGAGAGAAGCCAGATTATGATAATAGGTAAACTACAAGTAGAGGCAAATAATTTCTACAAACGTAAATGGGGGCAAAGAGATGTACCCTTTCTTTTTTTCTATCTTCTTCCCATGTTAACTATCTCAAGAACAAGTAACCAAGAGTGGTTTACTTTATACATTGGGTGGTTATTCTGGAACATTAAAATTACTTACCAACGATATGATAATAAACGAAGAATACCTAAGTAGTACCGCTTTAAGTCAAAGCAAGTTAAAGAAGCTATTAGCGCATCCGCAGCTCTTTATTAACTATAACAACGAGGATGACACAGACGAACCAAAAGAAACTACAGTTATTGGAGACGGAGTAGATCTTATTCTAACACAAAGTCATGATGCTTTCTATGATGCTTTCTATGTAACTGATGTAGAAAAGCCTGGAGCTATGATGGGTGTATTTGTATGGACTTTGTTTATCAATAGAGAAAGTACAGACGCTGTGCAAATTGCTTATGAAAGGTCAGGCTTTAAAATTAAAGTAGACAAGGTGCTTGAGCGATTTGAGAAAGAAGGTAAGTATTACTATGAAGCTTTACTAGAATCAAAAGGTAAAAGTGTAATTACAACTAGCCAAAAATCAAAGATTGACGCTATTGTAGAAAGTCTTAAGTATAATGACTTTACCTCAGAATGGATTAATGGGTCAGAAATATACGAAGTCCATAAACAAGTAGTAGTAGAATTTGAATACAGTGGACATAAATGTAAGGGTCTACTAGACTTAGTAGTGGTTGATAAAGCCACAGGAGTTGTATACCCAATAGACTTAAAGACAACTTCAAGTCCAACACACTATTGGATGAGTATGTTTTGGAAGTTTAGGTACGATATCCAAGCTGCTTTTTACACTTATGGCGTAGTTGCTTCTGGGTTGGTAAAACAACTTGGAGGAAAGACACTACACCCTTTTAGGTTTATTGTAGAAAACCAAGATTACCCAGGAAGTCCACTTATCTATGAGATGTCAGAAGATATTCTAGAAATTGGTCAATATGGAGGAGAACATAATGGGCGTAAGTATGAAGGATTCCATCAAGCTATTGACAGATATGAATGGCACATAAAAAATGATTTGTGGAACTATCCTATGCACGACTATCAAAACAAAGGTGTACGTATTATTGGGCAATAGTTGATTAATCTATGACTTCTGTTAATTTTGTATTAGTGAATACCCCTACTAATACTGCTAGGTTTTTAACCTGTATGATTTTTAACAAGGATGCATTAGCTACACTCAGAACTTATGGGTTAGTTAATGTTTACTTGGATGACTACGGGCATACCAAAAGGTATAAAGACTGCTTGTTCTTTCTGTTTCATCTAAAAGATGATAAACATTTTGATGAGTTTCAGTTTAAACTTGCAGACTTCACATCTTTCTATGACTTCTACGATGTAATTACTCCAAGCAATACAATGAGAATGTACGTATTTAAAGTGCATGACTTGTATAGAAGAGATTTATTTAGTTATAAGCATGCTAGATTTGATGAGTTTACTCCATACTTTAAGAAAATCTCTGACTCTGAAGTTAATTTTAGTTCTATAAAACTAGACATAACCCAAGAAATCTACAGATTTTACCCCCACTTAGAAACAACAAAGGAGGACATATAGTCCTCCTTTTTTATTACCACTAAAGTTATTTTTAATTAAAAAATCTCTTCTGAGATTTCATCTAAGTTCTCTGAAGTTACTGTTTCAACAGTTTCTTCAGGTTCTTCAGGATGACTAGTCAACTTACCTTCAGCAGCAAGTCTACCCATAATATCATTTTTGGCAGCATTAGCAGTAGAAAATAGCTCCATAAGTGTATTTAGAGGAACTTGTGTAATAGCAACTGTCTGTAAATCAGTTAGATGCAACAAAGCTGCTAGTTCAGTGCCTTTAATAGTAATTTGTTCGTCAGGTTTCCAGTACACTGTACTTTGTTCTGCTTGCGGTTGGTTTGTTTCCGTTGTCATAAAATTAATTTTCTGTATTCAAAAATAAGATATTTCTTATAACTTTGCAAATTAAGAAACTAACCCATATGAGTAAATTTAAACTAAGAGGTTCCAGGCTATTGCTTAATTGCCCTCCTCGTAAAGACTTAGGACTTCACTTGAGTGAAGATGCCCAAAAACAACTTTTAATTAATCAACTAGAAGAAATGACATCTTTAGATGTATTTGCTGTTGGTGATGCTGTACAAGATATTGAAGTAGGAGATAAGGTTTATATCTCTCCTAATACAATTATGCATGCTGATCTTATTGACATTGACGGCAATCAAAAATTCTTAATCCGTGAGATGGATGTTGTTTTAATCTGGTAAGTTAATTAACTATAACTAAAAATATGAATTTATTCTACTATACACAAATTGAAAAAGAATCTCACGAGGATGAAATGAACATCACTCGTAAGAATGGTTACTCTTTTAGCTTGGAGTCAGTCATTATGACTTATCCAGAGAAGGAAGGATTGGCAGTAGTATTAGGAAGGAATGCGGATAAGTTAAATCCAATTGACTACCAATATAAAATCAACCCTAGTACCAAACAAAAAGAGCCAGTAAAAATCACAAAATTTGAAGTTACTAGTGAGCCAATAGTGGTCATTCTAAAAGACATTAGCGAAATTAAAAGTTTCCTAAAGTTAACAGGAGGCCCAGAAAGCTTAGGCGAGTCTTAAAACTAATTGCTCAACCCCTCTTTATGAGGGGTTTTTTGTTGAAGTCATCCGAATAACTTTAGGCTCATCTAAGTAATCTGTAATGATTACTTTGAGACCTTCTATAGACATTACTTTAATCTCCAACAAGACTTCATCAGATACGTCATCTTGGAGTTTAAACATTTGTTTTAATGTCTCTTTATACTGTTCTTTGGTAATAAGTAGAGCATTTGGGTATTCTCCTCTTGACCTTGTGTTATTATTTTCTAGCCCGTCTCTTTCCGACTCTAAAAAATACTCGTGGATTTTTTCGTTGATTGTCTTAATCATAACAGTGCTTTTTATTGCACCTTATAATTAGTATAATCCGTACTAATAGGTGCTTCGTTTGCAAAGTAATACACTTCTTTTGTATTTCCAAACTTTATAGTCTTGTAGAAAGCTGTTGGGATAGTAGCCCCTGTTGGTAACTTAACTGCTTTAGGGCCATAGATAACTCTTATCTCTACTTCTACTTTACCTACTTTGGCTAACTCTCTTTCATGTACTTCAAGTAATCTCCAAACACCTCTGTTTAGTCTTTCATGCTGGAGGATACAATTCAAATACGAAAACGTCTGCCATAAAGTTTCTTTTGTACAGTTAAAATCAGCAGCAGGAGCACCGTGTCCTTTGTCCCATACATTGGCTTCATAGTCCTTACCATCAGATGTTTTTACACTATCGTTAGTGTAGAAATCCATTCCTTTGCGAGGATAAGAACCTAAAGGGCATTGAACTGTGTACCATATACGTTTAGGTTGTTGCAGAATCTCAGAATAAATACAAGAGTAGATTGGAGTCTTGATAAATACGCTGTCTCTCTGAGCATAGATGTTTACAGCAACTAAACATAACAACAGTATAATAGATTTTTTCATAGTTAGAAGATAAAACTAAGTACTGCTAACAAGGACATACCCAAGAAACCATACTTGTACATTTTCATTTCAAGATTCTTCCGATCTATTACACGGTTTAATCTAGTGACCTCTACTTTAGACACCTCTACCATCTGTTGATAACTAGGAACAATTGAATCCTTGTATAGGTTGATTTGCTGACTATCTAAGTGAATAATCTCTTTAAGCACAACGACTCTCTCTCTGGCTTTAATACCTTTGAGAAATTCGTTATTCAACTCCTTTAGCGGTAAGCTGTCTAGAGATTGTGAGTAAGAACTTTGTGCCGTCAATATCAGGCATAGTGTCAAGAGCAATCTGAATAGTGTCATACTTGAGGTTAATTTTTTCATAATAACTGAATTGTTCGTGTTTAAGTGTAGATAACGAATCTACCCTACCAAGGAAAGTCTCGTTACGTTTTTCCATTGAGTCCATATAAGCCATGAACTTTTCTTCACTTCCGCTACTTAGGGATTGCCTTTCCCATAATAAAAAAGCTACTGCGATTGACAGTAGCCCTATGATGATAGCTTCAATCTTGTTTTTCATTTATTTTATGTTGGTCGATTTTATCTAAGATTATCTGTAGTAACTCGTTCTTTATTAAGCCAGCCCTAGCTGCATTCTTCAATGCACTAACCATTTGAAAGAGAATAAAGGGAGCACAGATAGTCTCACTCAACCAGAAAGTACCTTCAAAGCCTTTCTCTATCATTAAAATGCCTGTAAGCATAAATACCCACACCATTAAAGTTTTAAGCACGCTAAGGGCTTTATTTGTCTTAAAGCCTTCAAGTTTAGTTCCTGCCCACACTCCAAAAAATCCATCTATAAAAACCACAGCAACTACAGCTAAGTATTGCTCAGCATTGTCTGCACCTAGATTAAGAAAGTAAGTTCCTAAAAAAGCTAGCAGAGTAGTTCCAGTGTATAACAAAATAGATGTCTTCATTTCCGTACACCTATACCTATACCGATGCCAATCATTACTTATAGGCAATTACACTACCTGAAGAAATAACAAATCCTGTAATCACTCCTCCAGGAAGAAATGCTCCTTGCTTAAAAGTGATAGCACTCATACCATTGTTAGACAACTCAGAAACACCATTGACAAGAAATTCTGTGAATATAGTGTCTTCTTGTACTACTAGTGCATTGTAACGTACGTTTGATACCGTACCTGTGCCGTGCCGTTTAAAGCCTCCTGAGCCTACAGATAGTCCTGTGTGTGCTGAAATCGCTCTTAGGCGTTTACCTTGTTCGTTTACTTGTTGATAGTTATCCATTTTCTTTCGTTATTAAAACCGACTTGCGTCCGACAATACAAAGTTAATTTTAATTGCTGCTTTGTCAAGTTATTTCTTATTCTGGAGACATCTGGCTTTGTTGTAATTTATCAAAACTTTCCTTGATGCTACTACGTCTATTTTTCTGAAATGCTTTCTCTACTGATTTATAAAACTCAGTCTGTTCGTTCTTAGGAGCTTTAGGTAATTTAACATCGTAAAAATCTTGCAACATAAACTCTAACTGCTTTACATCTTGAGAACCTTCATAAGCACTAATGTCCTTCTCCATTTTAGCAGCTTCAATAACAGGATTTGTAGATTCCATCATCATCTTTTCTACTTTAAGAACTCCCCACTCAGCAACTTTTGTTTTCATTTCCTCTACATCAGGTTTAGACATTTTATCCCACTCGCCTTCCATGAAGTAGACATTATCTTGAGGGTCTCTTGCTAAAATATCTTTCTGTAAAGCAGATATTTTCTGTTGAATCTGTACGTAATCTCCCAAAGGATCTTGCATTCCTAACATAGGATTAAGTTTTAGCATATCCATAACTCGTTTTCTTGGTGCATAAAATGGTTTTAAACCTGACTCTACTCCATAATACTTCATAGCCATAGCAAGAACTCTAGGTAATCCTCTAGTAGGAGCAGGGGTGTTAACAATACTGTTACCTCCCATGTCTCTTCTTTGTTCGTAATAAGGTTCAAATGGGTCTGTAATATTTCTTGAGTCAAAGATGGCTTCAAAAATTTGGTCAAAACTTCTCATTTGAGGGCCAAATAAAGCATAGAGTCCATGTCTTACTGCACTACTAGCACCTCCTTCTTCATCTCCTGGTCTTGCCAAAGGTTGTCTGAAGAATGTTTTATAAATCCAGTTAGAAGGAGCAAGTAATGGATGTAAACTAATTGCTTCATCGTATGTACCTAAGGAAATAATAGCTAGAATTGATAACAACTTAGAAGGGTCGTCATCTCCTCCCCCTCCTAATCCCATAAATAAAAGTGAAGTTAATCCCAATGAGATAGCATGTAGTCCTACTACATTTAAAGTGTCTCTAAATATTCTTTGATGTTTTTCCTTCTCAAATTCAGTACTTCCCAAATCCATTCTTTCTCCTGCAACTAAGTATCGCATTTTTCTAAGCAAAGATTTTCCACCTTCTGCATAAAATCCTCCCTCTAAATTACCTGTGTAAAGAGAAAGTCTGCGGCCTCCAAAGTTTGTCTGAAGATTAGGAGCTAACCAACGTCTCATAGACATTACCACACTTGCAAATAAATTCTGTTCATAAGCAGAACGAGACCTTTTGTAATAGTTACCTTGAGTACTAGTATATAATTCGTGAATTTGGTCTCTTAACTGTTGTTCTACTAGTCTTAACTTTTCTTGCTTTAATGAGTTTACTTTTTCTAAACTATTAATTTGTACGTCTATGGAGGTTAATAGTCCTTTTAATTTTGTCTTTTGCGCACTACTTAATTTTTCTATAGTAGAGACTCCTTCTTGGGCTAAGAACGTTGATATGATTTGCTTTCTATCCTCTACCAAAGAACGCATTGCGTTTAACTCTAACCCAAATACTCCTTCTTTTGGAACAAGGATACCGTCAATTACCTCATAGGCATCGCTTAAGTTAACTGTAGTTTGCTGTCCGTTAATTACAATAGGCACATCTAGACGAGCAATTAATGCTTCATAGATAGGTATGGTAGAAGCCATTTCCATGTATCCAAATATCTGACCACTAAAATTCTCAGCATTAGCATACTTATAAATACTTGTCTGGTGTACGTTTGTAGCTAGTTTAGTTGGATCTGCAGCAGGCAATGCTCTGAAGTGAACTAGTTTTAATGCATACTCACTATATTGTTTAGAACCTATCTCTAAAGAAACTAAACTTCTACGCATTCTTAATCCTTTCCACCACGCTCTGAGTAATTCTTTTCTGGTTAACCCATACTTATTCTTACTTAGAACAATCTTAAGAAAGTTGTTAAAGATGTTTTTAAATATACGCAAGAAGTTAAATAACAAGACTCGACTCTGACTAAACCTAAAGATTCTTCTCATAGCACGCATAGTAGCCTTCATGTATGGATTATTCCCTAAACTAGTATTGCTTACTTCGCCTCCATAAAAGAATCTTTTAATTTCGTTATCAAGCATCTGAACATCTCCTGCGGGTATGTTTGTACCTAAAGCAGCTTCTCTAGCAGCAAATACTGCAGGCATTGCTTTCTTTAATCCTGCAAATTCAGAAGCATATGCACCATATTCAGCAAGTGACTGAACCAATACACGAGATACTTGATTTGTATTTAAAGGTTCTTTGTATCTAGTTTTAATTAACTGTACCTTTCTATTTGATTTTGCTATTTTCTGTTTGTCTTCTGCATCAACTAAACTAGAGATTTCATCTTCATACTGATCCTCTCCTGCTAAACCTGGCTTGAATATAAGTTTCCAACCATCTACCCATCCTCTAAATCTAGCTAAAGGATTAGTGTACATATCAGTTATATTTTCTTTAGCATCTCTAACTTTATTAGGTACAACATAACCTTCAAGACGTTGGGAGACAGGAAGATTCCTTTGTATGTCTTCATAAAGAGCGACCATCTCATCAGCAATGTCTTTATCATCTTGCAATGATTTAGTGTAAACTTCGTTGGTATATTTATTGTCTGAAGTTTCTCTAGGTCTAGCAGAACCTAAGAAGTTGTAATCTTTATTTTTGTATTCATCTCTAACTCTAGGTACTGCCCAATCAAAGTTTGGGTTTTCTTGTTTTATATAAGCAGCATTACGAGGAATAGTACGGTTCCAGATATAAATAGGTCTTTCGTAAACCTTAACTACTTTCTTTCCTGATTTCTTATCCGTATAACTCTTCTTAATAGAGATGTGGTTTGCTTTATACCAATCACTTTCTTTAATTCTTTGTTGCAAACGCAACTCAGTAATCATGTTTTCATAAGAAGATACCAAATCATTCCTATGTTTATCTGTCCCAAACTCAGAAGGATGATTTAAAACAGGTAGGTTGTCATCTAACTCTAGATCTTCGTCAACTAAACCTTCATTCTCAATATACTGATCTGCTAACTTTTCTGCAAGTTCTTTTATCTCTTTTACTTGTTGAGCATCTGCATATAAATCTACTCTAGCTGCACGAGCAACGCTGCTATACTGTTCTACGTAGTATTCAGTAGTTTCTTTAGTTTGAATATCGCTGATTTGTTTGAATAGAACTTTTAAAGTTTCTTTATCTTGATCAGATATCTGTCTATTTTCTTCGGCATCTTCCTTAAGTTTTTCAATTCTTGTCTCTAAATCTCTAATAGTTTGTCCTAATCCTCTTTGAATTTGGCTACCTACTATAATTCCATCTTGGTCTCTATACCCTTTAACTGAGTTAAAGAGTTCATCATACGCCTCACTTAACAAAGGATCTTCTCCATACTTAAGAAAGATATTTCTGATTTTATCTGCAATGCTTCTTTGTAATTCAAAAAACTCAGGGTCAATCTCAGTACGAGTGTTAGCGTTTAACCACTTGTTTAATTCAGTCTTAGCTACTTCTAATTGCGCTGTTATATCTACTAACTCATTTTGTTTAGTAGTAACATCTTGCCCAAGAGCAATCTCATCTGCAATGTCTGTATTTAAGATACTAATCTTACGTTCTAAGTCAGCTACTTTTTGTTTACGTGAGTTCTTCTCAATCTCAAAACGTACTTTAACTTTATCAGGAATTACAAATTCAATAGCTTCTAATGCCTTACGTTTATTCTTGTAAGCAATAATAGAATCTGCAATGTTTCTTTCTTTAGTTCCTTTAGGTTTCTCAGTACCATCCTCATTATAGATAGAACCTAGTCTTTCATAAGCTCTTCTTAACTCTGTTCTATGCTTTCTTTCTTCTTGGCTAGCCTCTGCATCTCCAAACACAGCTTGGTGCTCTTCTAGTTGGTCTAATAAGTCCGTACGAGCTTCTCTGGCTTCTGAGATTAATAAATCTTCTGCTTCATAGTACTCATCAGTGTAGGGACGTACTGCATAATTATCTAAAAACTTTTGTAGGTTTTCCTCAGCCTCTACTATTTCTGCTTCTACTCCTCCTTTTTTAGCTGAGTCTACATTTCTTTTTAA